AAAAGCACCCAATCTTTTTTTACTAGCGAGCGTTTTTTGGCTTAGGGCGGTCCCTACTTGGCTCCTGGCGATTGCCTCCTGTTGCGCGGCGCGTACCGCAGGATTAAGCATCGATGCCTGGAGTATCCCCGGCAGATTTTGGCCTGCACTAAGCGCCGTTTGCCAGGATCGCGCCAAAATTTCGCCGGTTTGCGAGGGCACATTGACCGGTGTCGCCACGTAATGCGTCGGACTGAATGAATAAGGAGCGCTGATTCCAGCCTGTTGAAATTGTGTTGCGGGATCGGCCATAGGTTAGGTCCTCACTTGTCCAAGGCTTACTGGCGCTGGTGGTGGAGCAACTTGGTTACCCATGGATGCTGGCGTTATCCATCGCCAGGGCGGGGTGCTCGCGGCGATATCTTTGGAGGCTTGCGTCAAGGCGCTACCGATTCCAGAAGCGACACCTGCGGCCTGTAGGGTGGGCACTCCTGTGCCCGGGCCACTCACGCCTGCTGCGCCTACGCCAGCAACGGGTTCTCCGGTCACGTAGGCCTGCTCGCCAGCGAGCGAACCAATATTTGGGGCCGAAGCATAAGCCTGCGCCTGTTTAGCCCGAATCGCATTCTGAATTGTCTGTTGATAGTTTGAACCAGCTGGACCCCGGCTTGTGCCTTGGGATGTATCCTCGCCCTGAGCGCTCCCTGGAGACCCCGTTTGCGGCTGTTGGCTTCCTTGTTGCTGCTGCATGCGCGAAGGTTGGTCTTGAGGGCTAGCAGCGGGATGCCATGGATTAGCAGGGAGGCCCAGCAATGATGAGACTGCATTCGATATGTAAGGATCATCGTGAACGGTGCCCGAGTACGGCACAGGCGTTGTGTAGCCCGACCCTGGCGTTACATATCCGCCGCCCTGCATTCGTAAAACTTGCGGCTGCTGGTCCTGGGGATACACATAGCCGCCGGTCTGCATCTTGGCTGGAGGAGGAGCAGTTGGCCCCCTCGGAGGCATCCCGGAAAACCCGTGCTGAAACCCTTCCATAAATGCGGAGGACAGTCCCGGAGGCGCAGCTGGCGCAGCTGGAGGCATCGCCTGGACCCCAGGCTGAGCGGAAGCATTGAGTCGTGCTAGGTTCTGCGGCCCCATAGCCGCGGTTGCCTCCCGGTTCACTACGAATTCGCCTGGAGTCAACATCGCCGGCACTCTGTCGGTGTTCGGCTGTTGCGCTAGCGGAGTCGCTCTAGCGGTCGCAGCGTTGGCCGCAGGGGTCACAGGCATTTGCGGCATCTGAGCCGCATTAGCCTGGGGAGTTGGTGTCAACGGTGACGTGGGTAAACCGCCCCAGCCTACTGGCTGGTTCAAGGTTGGCATCGGCGCTTTAACGAACACGCCCGGTTGGGTCGCCCAGGGACCGGAGGCGATCTGAGAGGGCAGCTGCGAGGCGCCTGGGAGTAGTCCGGCCTGCTGCATCCGCTGAAAATCCCCTGGATTTAAAGCGTTGATCTGATCTGCGGTAAACGTCCGACCCTGGTAATTGACGGGTGGCCCCTGGTAATTGCCTACCAGCGCGCCCGGAGCGTTGCCCACTTGGTAAGCCGTTGGTTGCCCGGCCGGGGACACGCCGCTCTTATCGCTTGGCGAACCGCTTGGCCAGGGGTTAGTCAGCATGGAGGTTCCGGGTCCCAGCGCCCAGGCCCCAAGGAGATTCGCCTGATTATATGGGTTGTTCAGGCCTGAGGCAGCGCCGCTGGCCAGGGCCTGCCAATTCTGATAGGTTTGAGTACTTGGAGGACCCTGGCCGCTGGCAAGGGTCATAGGCTGCACCTGCCCGCCCTCCTGGAACCATTGGGGCTGTTGCTGCTGCTGGATAAGCGGATTTTGCGGTTGGGGCAATTGCGGCTGCTGCATCCCCATCCCTTGCCCAAGACTAAAGAGCGGTGTCGCCCCAGCTGCGTTCGCTTGCGGCACATTCGTCGTCGTGGGCACCGGAATCATCGGCATCTGCGGCGTAGGTCTTAGCGGAGTAGTCTGGACTGTCGGCATCGGCTGAGCCGGAGACAGTTGCGGCATTTGCGGCTGCTGGGGCTGTTGTTGCGGCTGTTGCTGGGGGACATATCCCTGCAGTAGATTCGCCATGGTCTGAAACGGGACGCCACCAATGACTTGACCGCCGCCCATGGTCTGTACCCCGTGCCCTGCCGCGCCATAGGTACCGGCCCCTCCAGGTGTATAGGTGCCCCCGATCATGGCGTTGATCGATTGCGGGTTTTGCTGATACAGCTTAAAGGCATCTTGCAGCTGAGAAGGACTGGAACCTCCGCCCAAACCTGCCGATTTCACCAGGGCGTTAAATTGGTCCTGGGTCATTTGGTTTTTTTGAGAATTACCGTTACCGTTAGCCATTACTTAGAGTTCCTTTCCAGCTGTGACCCGAGAGACGGCCACGCCAAGTTCGGTCAGATTAGAAAAGCCCGTTTCCAACAGGTATTCTTCAATGTTGCATTTGAGTTCGAGTCCCTCTTTTTCGAGGTATTGTGCCAACAAGGTGACCGTGGGCGTATCCAGGTTAACTCCCAGCCAGTCATCGACACCGCTTTGCTTGATCTTTTCTTCGAGCTGGACAGCTTGTACCGCCCAGTAGTCAAACCCCTGATGCGTACGCAAATAATCGATAAGCGACTGGGTATTGCGCCGATACATCTTCGTCACCGTATGGGCGTGTTGAAGCTTACGGATGCGCGCGTTCTGGATCATCAGCCGATCGTATTCGTGAGGGCTCCAGCCGTTGTTTTCTAAAAAGCAACGAAAGTCCTCGGTCGTCGCGATCTCGCTTCGTTGCTGAAACCGTTGATTTTCCCGTTCGATTTCGGATAAGTCGACCGTCACGCAAAGCGCATCGCAAAGCATGAGCGCTAATTCTTGATTGGCTGAATCCCAACAGATGCGTTCGTACTCTGGGTTGTGCAAGAGCACATAAGCGTCAAGGTGTTGTTGCGGGATCTCCGTACCATTAACCTTGATCTTCCGGTCGCGTTCATAGAGTGCATGGAAAAAGCGGGATAGGTCTTCTGGAGCCGGGGTGCGCATGGCGGTGGGCTGGTAATCCGCGTAGCCGCCCAGAGTCCGGCTGGCATCGATCGATTTCTGCGGCTCGTGCGGGAAACTAACTCCAAAAGCTTCTCCCCAGATCTTCTCGCAACGCTCGGGCGTCCTGTCCATGTAGGAGACTTCCCCCATAGTAGAGAGGAACTCGCGCGCTTGTACCGCAACTGGTTGACCGGGGAATTCGCGTTCGTAGTGTTCGACGCCGGCGCGGATATCAACCAGAGGAATGGTCTTTGCGAAATATTGGGTAAACCCTCCCTTGGTAGTAACTTCGTTATAGGTTAGGGCGACTTCCGCATCGTCTTCGGTGACACGGTCCCGATAGAATTCATAGACGCGGCCGATCCCGATCATGCCGAGATAGTCAAGCTCCGCAGCGCGCAGGGCGCCCATCGAAGAGGCCCCGTAGACTCCCTTGACCCCAGGGTATTGAAGCGCGTAAACGATTTCCTTGTGCCAGGGCGACAAGTTTTGCGAAAAGCAACCGTCGATGAGGATGATCCGGTCTGGATTTTCGTTGACCAAATCGGAAACGATATCGCCTTGTTTGCAGGGCGGTTTGTAGACGGCAAAAGGCAGAATCGACTTTGCCTGGATCAAAGGAAGACTCGGCCCGAGGTAAACCAAAATCTTTTCGGGTTTTTCGGTATTACCGTTCTTTATATTGGGAGTTTCCATGACTGTTCCCGAGCCTCTTCCGCAGGTTTTTTCTCTGCCAGCTCTTTGAGCTTTCTGGCCGCATAAGAGCGACATCGCAGCCCAGGAGACCAGTGGTCAAAGTGGAAACCTTCACACTGCGGACTCATTACCCGGACGACGTGAACCGTGTCGTTCACATAGGAACCCATTTGTTTGACGAAGACTTCCGAAACCCCGAACTGCTTGACCAGTCTGAGTAAGTAGCGCAGTTCGGTCCTGACGTCTGGAAACGAGACGGTTCGATAGTCGGAGAGCGGTGCGCCAACTGGCAAATCATTCGTAAAGAGCTCATGCAGCTTAGCCTGATCCATCCGTTTCATAACCAGGAATTGGCGCCGGAACAAATCGTCGCGTGCGCCTGAGATGTAGCAGCAGCGCGCCTGGGCAGCCTCGGTAACAGCGCGTAAAGCGGCTATTTCTGCGTTTAGGTGACAGCCGTACCCGCCAAAGGTGCCAAAGGCGTTGCCGCTTAAATCCAGCAGCAGCGCGCCAAAGACCGGCACTCGGTAATCGTTAGTGATGTCAAAGAGATGCACGCGTGAATCGGCTGCTTCGATCTTGCGTATGCAGGTCTCGATCCGGTCGGGCATCGAAATGAGCGGCGTACGAGTCAACAGCATTCCACTATCAAGGAGGAACTGGTTCAGGGTCCAGGCGTCCCGCTCGATAATTTCATATAGACCTGATAGAATTGCGTCCTCGACTGAGCCGCCGCTAGCCACTCCGTTCGACCCCATTTGGACGTATATCAGGGGTTGATCCTTGATCCTGTTGATCAGCCAAAGCAAATCGCTGGGCACGAGTTTAGGCGCCCCGTTCTGGATGTTGACCGCTTCCTCCCAGGCGATCGGAGTCAACTCGTTAACTATACCGGAGCGGGTAGGGAAACAGTCCTCAAGCGGCAAGTGCTCTTCTGCTGGCAATTCGATCGATCTGGCGACTCGGAACGGCCCGGTAGGATGTTCACCCGCATGGAATTCGATGGCTTCCATGATCGCTCCGCATCGCGAATAGGCCGGCTCCAAACCTTTTCCCGAATGAATCGAGATCGTCTCCGAAAGCGCACGCACACACGTGTGGACGGGCAGACCAATCGTATCCAGGTTGGTAAGGTCGGCGACCCGGGAAATGCCGAAATCCTCCAGCAGTTCTTTGCGCGAGAGCGCGTTAACCGCCTTGGCAGTTGCTTCACGAAGTTCTTTGCGGGTCATGCTCATGCTACCGACAACCTCCGAAGGCGTAAGCCATAAAGCAGCGATTATGGATGACTCGATTCATCGCCATTCGAATCAGTTTTTTCAGCGTTTCCATTCTATGCCGGTGAAGCTTTTCGGCTAGACTTTGCCCAAATCGCAGGTAGAGCGCTCTCAAGAACCGTGGGCATCTATCGCTCAAGAGCCAGCTGCGGAAATACAACCAGCGCGGATTATCAACTCCCAGGCATTCGCGCGCTACCCAACAGGTGATGGCTGCTGCTGCGCCTGCAGCTGAGGCAACGGCTCCGGCACCCCCTATCCCAGCCGACAGCATTCCGGCTGATTGCTGCGACTGGAGTTGTTGTTGTTGCGCAGCCATCTGGGCTTGGTTGAAGGCTATGCCATTCATAGTCGCATAGTTGGATTGCTGGAATGAGTTGTAGGCACCGGCTTGGCCTAATTCGGTCTGGGCAAGGTTCACGCCGCCAAGGCCAAATGGCCGCTTCTGAAACATCTGAGCAGCATTTTGCATGTTACCCATAAGGTTGGTTGCCTGTTGGTTTTGCAGTCCGCCATAGATGTTAGCCATCTGGGCAGTGTTCATACCGTACTGTTCCTGTGCGGTTTGTGCGGCGCCATAAAGGCCTCCGGCACTTGCGGCAGCGTTTGCTCCCAAGCCATAGAGCTGTCCTGCACCGGCCAACTGGTTACCGGCTGCACCCATCGTCCCAGCGCCCTGAGCCAGCTGCTGACCGCCCAGACCTATGGTTTGCGCGCCCAGGCCTAACTGCTGGCCACCCAGACCCATGGTCTGAGCACCGGCACCATAGAGCCCTGCACCCGCTCCCATGGTCCCGGCACCAGCACCGATCATCTGTCCGCCCAGGCCACGCATCTGGCCGGCAGCGCCCAACATCGAGGAAGCTTGCCCGATGTCCGCCATCCCTTCGCCCCGCATCGCTTGACCGTACTGCAAGGTATTGAGCCCCAATTGACGGGCGGCGGCCGCCTGTCCGGCCATCCCCTGACCGAGGGATGCTGCACCCAGAGCGCCCGCTGCTGAACCCAAGCCGGCTCTCATCATTTGTTGTTGAGTTTGCGGATCAATGGGTTCCTGTAAAAGTTGCTGGCCAATGTTATAGGGAGCCGCCGCCATCCCAGCCATCTGACCGCCTAATTGATTGAGTTGCTGGCCAATCCGACCTTGTTGTCCCCCCATGCCGATTAGCGGCTGAGCCATGCCGGCTTGCTGCGCACCCAGGCCGACCATCGGTCCTGCCAGTCCGGCTTGCTGAGCGCCCAGACCGGTAATTGGCCCAGCTAATCCAGCCTGTTGCTGGCCTAGTTGGGCCATCGGTTGAGCCAGACCCGCCTGCGTTGCTCCCAAGTTAAAAATCGGCTGAGCCGCGCTGGCCGCAGCTCCGGCTTGCGCTCTAAGCGCATTGATATCGCTAGTGGTTTGGGTGCCTTGCCGGCCAAGAATCTGATTTCCCAGCCCTTGCATGATTTGGCCTTGTCCAGCAGCGCCTGTGGCAACGCCGGGCACCTGTTGGTTAAGGCTGGCTTGATACTGGTTGTACGCGTCATTCAGGGCAGGATATCTGTTCGCGAAGTCCTGATCGGAAAGCGCATAACTTTGGATGTCACCGCCGATGGCCATCTGCTGCAGGCCCATCGCGGTGTTATAATCAAAGCCTGGAGGCGACCCTTGGGCGCTAAACTGTGTTGATCCGCCGCCTGAACCGCCGCCCATAAGTTATTCCTCCTCCGTATAGGTATAAGCCATCTCCGGCGTTTTCTTGAGCCTGAGTGTCTTCATGTGTTCGGTTCCCAGTTGCTCCGCCAATCCACACAACAAAAAGATCGGATCTCCGTACTGACGCTTGGCTTCAATCGCGAGATCTCGCACGATCCGGACGAAATCCTTTGGATCTAATAGATCCGGATTGAACCCAGGGCTGATGACCACTCGTTCAGAAATCTGGAAATAGGCCCGGATCCTCCCCCGGTAATAAACCAGGAACAATGGAAATCGGCGTTCCGCCTCATAGCCATGGACGGAGCACGCCAGTTCATCGACATTGTACCGGCGCAACTCCTTTTCGTTATTTACCCGAATCAGGCTGATCTGCTCATGAACTTTATGTAAGTCTTGCATCGGCTCTGATGATGGTGGCGAGTTCATCTGTCTTGGCGACAGTAGGAGTGGTGTTCTGGACGACGCCTTTTTGGGTTGCGGCCAAAGTCGCGGTGGCAATGTCAACGCCGCTGGTCAGGTCAGTAACGTTGCCGGAAGCATGGCTATTGAATCCGTAAGGGACAACCGTTGGTGCTTTGCACATGCGCCTGGGAAAAGCGAAACTCCAAAGAACTGCGTTAGTGGTCTGTGCTGACGCCTGGACCGGAATGCCTACGGTGGTGCTTTGATAACTGAACCCCGTATAATAGTAGCGTTGCATCTCCTCAAAATCCTGTGAGAAGGGAGACACCTGTAAATAGCTGGGCACGCTCGCTTCTTCGAACTTGAAGCCGGTAACCTTCATCTGGTTATTGAGGACTGTTAAGAGGTTGCTGTTTTGGGCGCTGCCGGCATAGAAGGCCGGTTGCCAGCTGCTGAGGTTAGCGGTTTGCCACTGGCTGCCCACGCCCAGGGGTACTCCAACGTAGAGCCCGGTGGCTCCCTCCGCATAGCTCCAGGTGCCTGCGGTTGGGAATGCCGGGATCGCCGGGATATTGACTCGGACCCAAGTGCTGGCCTGTGTAGAGGAAATGGAAAACTGGAAAACGTAACTGTGATCACGTCCAGTATTGGTGATATAAGCCGAGTAAGTCCCTGCTTGGTTAACCCACGCAAAGAAGCTCAAGGTCGTGATCTGGCCCTGCAGCATACCGATATCGGCGCCTTCAATCAGGTGCTCATGGCTGTACAGATCAGCCGCAGCTAAGGTCGGAACCAGGGTCGGTCCCACCGTGTAGCGCATAGCCGATATGACTTGGTCGTTATCAACTGAGGCTGGCGGCCCGACATCGACTGCAATCGCCAGCACATTGGCTAAAGTCGACCGAGCCAGCGCCAAGTCGTAGGTCTGGGTGACTCCAGCGCCAAGTGTGAAGGAGGTGCCCTGCTGGGCAACTTGATAAATAGGGTTGCGGCAAAAGTTCTTAGTCGGTTTGACGGTGACGCTCTGGGGCAGGTACTGGCTAGTAGTCGGATCCCAGAAGTACCAAGTGCCCCCCATGGCGATCGGACCCTGGTCGGTCGTAGGCAACGTTGAACCGGGCGGCAGAATTAAACCGGTCAGGAAATTGCCCTGGATGGTGCCAGTCGCCAACTGGCAGAATTGCTGAAAGGTTTCGTCCATGTCGCCCTGGAAACCTTCCGGAAAGGGTGCGACAGACAGATCAAAAGGTAAAGGGGTGGTAGCCATGCTCGCTTACCAGTGGTGATTTGGCCGCGACAGATACAAAACCCTCGGCCCGAACGGATTTTTAATGAACCTGGGATTGCTTTGCAGGGTGTCGTAAATGATCTCTTTAGAGCGGTTGTGGTAGGTGGGTGGCATCCCGGTTTGCGGGACTAAGCCAACCGGCATCAGGGTAACCGGCGGCGGTGTTCCGTTGCTCATATCAAGCAGTCGCCTCCAGGACAATGTGCGGGGTCTGACTTTCGTCCACTGGGCACTGGCCCTGCGGACTCTGCAGTTGACGGTCATAGAAAAATTTGAGTTGCCGGATGCCCATGCGACCCTGCCATTGGATCATCAGCTGAAAGGCTTTATCGACGCCGTCGAGGCGCTGGATCTCGGTACAGGCAGCCCTATCCGATGACTCGTGTACCACGAATTCCTGGGTCCGAAGGTGGCGCACTTGCCTGCGGTAGGTGCTAAAGAGTGTGGTCTGATTAAGGGCGACATAATAGAGGACCGTCTCCTGGTCCGGGTTGCCCCACGGGCCAATATCGGCGCGCAAGGTAGTGGAGAAGAGCGGCTGATAGTTTCCGGCAAGCCCGCTCACGTAAACTTGTACGGGGACAATCCCCTTGAGGCTAACGATCATGAATTCGGCGAAAACGAACCGATAGTAATCGTCCGTCGTTAACGTGTAGGCCTTGGTCTCTACGGAGCAGTAGACGGGTCCTTCAACGTCATCAAGTTGATTGGGAATATAGTTTTCCCACAGATGGATATTAGCTTGGATCGGCAAATCAGTCTCAGGCTGCGGACTGGGCGAATCCCCTTGATTTAGCGCCAGGAAACCGGCTGAGTAAGACAGTTCATAGTTGTGCTGGGTTCCGCTGACAATCGGGCTTGTAAACTGCACCGGATAAGTCCCAGTCCAGATCCCGCTCCAGCAGAGACCCGAAGTGTTATTGAGTTTTTCCGCGATTCCGGCATCCATAATCCAGGTATGCCTGTTTTTAACGCAGCTGGCCGGGACGGCAACCATCAGCACATTTTCCCAGACACCGATAGCAGCGCCGCTTACATCGGGTGCCATGAGGCTCTTACTGCGCTGCATCTCGCCGTCCGCAGTCAGAATAACCGTGGTCAGATTCTGAGTCAGCGCCCTATCATAGTTGATGATGCCGCGAGCGGTGAGCATCCAGGGCATCCCATGCAGATACTCGATCGCCCAGGGCGCAATTACACCGATTTCCAAGTTGACGTCGGACTGGAATCCCTGGGTCGTCTGCCACTGCGTGCGGTCCTGAATATAGGACATCAGCGTGTGCATGGAGGAATCGGTCAACACCAGCAGGCCTTGCACCGGTGCCGGTTTTATACTACGAACTGCTCGCGGAAATCTGAATCCAGTTTTCTCGGCAAGGGCGCCTTCTTCCTGAAAGCTTTGGGGGTAGAGGAGGTCACTGGCAAATACCAGATTGTCGACCACTAGCCAGAGCCGATTGTCTTGCCACACCATCAGAGTTCCGATGGGCATCGACCTGGCGGGAGTAGAGCCGCCGCCGCCTAGTCCAGGTAATCCCAGGTCGATCGTTCCACTCGAAAAGTCCATCGCGTTCCAGTAGCAGGGCGTGCTGGTGCCATCTTGCATCGCGACGATGTTTAGCGGGTTAGGCAGTAACACGATGTTGTTAGCATTGTCGTAATTGACCGCCTGTTCGCCTGTGCAGAAATAGATGCGCGGCGCCGTGGGACTAAAGCTGACATTCGGAATCTGGACCCAGGCAGTAAACGGGAACGGTGCGTAATAAACTTTTCCATCGATCGCCACCAATTCGTAATTGCGATCATCTAAGGTGCGGCACCAGTGGTGACCCTGAGCGACATGCCCGCAGAAGCTGACTACTCTCCGTTTGCCCGGCCGGGTCTGGATGACCCCGCCTCTATTGATCACGTTGACGCCCCAGGCGTAGGTCGACGGCAGCAGGTCGGTCGGATAAAGCAAGCTATCGACGCCACCAGCCCACTGACCATCGACAATAATTTGGTAGTTCTGCGCTCCCATAGGCTCTCACGGCATTGTTACCATGCTGGCTCCCCAGATCGCTGGGTCTACTTGAAGGCCCATCTGCTCCTGGGGGTGCAGAGACCGCCACTCCTTATTCAACTGATCTTTGGCCGCCATTAACAGCACCTGGGCGGCGTTCGGATCCTGGGTTGCGGTCATAATCGAGCGCAGGGCATTCATCATTGCCGAGCGGCTGCGCATGTGCAAAGGGTCGGTGAGCTGCGTGATCTTGGTCCAGCGTTTACGGTAGCGAATCCGGACAGTGACAGCTTTCTGACCGATCTTGATCACCCTGAATTTCGGCTCGGAAATGTTCGGCCAGAATGTGCCCAAGGACTGCAAGTATTGGGTGCCATCCGTCGCGTAGAGCTCGAGGAAACTCTGCGGCTCACCGATAACAATCCGATCAATCCGTTTAAATGGCAGCTGTTGTCCTGAAATATCGAAGCTGCCTTGTTCACAAGTTATTGTCACACCCGGGTTGCCATCTTGCCCGTAAATCGGCAGATCGTTTTGATCGATTCCGTAAGCGCGCACCGGAGTGCCGTTATCCGAAATGAGCAGCGGATTGGCGACGAGATAAGATGGGCTCTGCAAGGGGAACGCGCAGGGCATTTCGCCCACCTCTTCCCAGCCTCCGCAAGGCCTGTTGGAGCCCACTTGATCGGCATAATCGTTATCCTGACCCAATCCATTCATGTGAAACTCAAACCACCGGCTGCGGAACGATCCGGTAGTCTTATTCACATTGATCGCCAAGACTTGATCCACGTACTGCGGCAGCGTGACGTAAAAGCTGTCGAAGGTCATGATGTCGCAGTAACCTTCCATGGGGTCCCACTGCGACAGGTTGGCTAAAAGCTCGATCGCTTCAGTCATCCGATCAAAGATCTTCGCCTGTCCGATGGGTCCGAAAACGTCACAGGCGAAGTCGTAGAGATCGGCCGCAATAATCGACTCGCGGTTGTTGATCGATAGGTTCAGCGTTGGGGTTGTCTCAGCAGCCACCGAAACACGTTGGAACAGATTGCGGGCACCCTGGTCCTCGTCTAAGAACCGGAGGGCGTTTTGTTCGGCAACGGCGCCGTCATCCCAATTCAGCGTATCGTAACTCTTTATGGCTATGCAGGCGGTGATGATGGCTTGCCGATTGGAGAGCGGGATAACGTCGGTAGGTTGGGTGATTTTGTAGGAACGCCGGCGGGCGAGGATCTTGCAGCTAACGCCCGATTGGGAGAGTTTAATCCACTCGAATTGAGGATAGAGCGTGGCTGGAGCCCACTGAGCAACCAGCGCACTATTGACGATGAATGGGGACGCATAGAGGGAAAGAGTGCCCTGAGTGACCGGCTTGGAGACTTCCAAAAGCCCGTAGATCTTCGGGCCCGCAGTACCGATTACGCCCGTTATCCACGTGGTGGACTGGTCCTGGTTGATCGTATTGAGCAGGACCTGGGTGTTATTGTCGTTGCCGTTGTCGCTCGCGATCATGAACTGCTGGCCGCCGGATGGCCAGGGTTTCTGCAACGGTTTCCAGCCGCGATCCTGCCAGCTCCAGCCCGCTTCCGGATCCATGGTACCAGGACCATTTAGCGAGAACTCGAAGAACTGATTGTGTGTGAATGCCGGCTGCTTATTAATGTTCACCTTGATCGGCTTAAGGATGTGCGGCGCCAAGCAAACGTAAAATCCATTGACGATAGGAAGATCCACGTAGCAAAGCAGGCTATCCCAAACGACGCCGGTTTTAGTGGGCTTATTCGCGATAAGCTCTATCGCCCGCGTGAGCACGTCGTTCACGTAATCCGTATCACAGGTGCCAAGCACTCGACCAATTTGTGGTAAAACATCGCTGGCGATAATCATGGTCTGATATTGGCTAAGGGCAGCAGCAGATAGATCAGGATCAGCGCGAAAATCAAAACCACCACAAAGCGTGCAATCGAGGCGAAGGGCTCTGGCAGCGGCAAAAAGCTCATTGCCCACCACAGGAGCCAGAAAATGACGCCCAGGATAATGATGACAATCAATAAATGGATAAGGGCTGAAATCATCTTATTTGTCCTTAAAATATTCTGAGAACGCTTTGCGAGCGCCTCCATCAGAGTCTTTGCGTTTGCCATTGAATTTCGGGTCATGACCCGGTTCGATCTTGCGGACCTCGAGCGTTAGCGAACAGCGCCGCTTTTTCTTCCCTCCCTCCTCTCTTTCAGAGTGGGTCCGGTGGACGACCTTGAAATGGATCTCAGCAACTCCTTCATCAGGCAGATCAAGGAGCCGCACATCATCGACATCACTAAGATGCAGGTCCGGATAGTGAACCTTATCCTTCGCATCGCTAATATCGATTGGGATGGCAAGATCATCCCACTTTTTACCCAGATCGATGGGTTTAGTGTGGCTCATTCAAGACTCGAGGGACCGACCTTTCCGGTGACCTTTGCAGTAAAGAAGCGACCTTTAACCGCATGCAATTGTTTTCAAGGCTCCGTAAAAAGGATCGGCCCCTCCCGGTGAAGATTCTTGTAAGTTATTCACAAAGCGCCTCCGACGAGCTGTTGCGGGAGCCCATTCTCGGACGCTTTGCCTCCGCTTCCGCTACGGGCCATACGGCTGAATAACTGACTGCCATCGCAAGTGTACCGGCCCTACTGATCCGGGCCGGCCATTAAAATAGATGCTTACATCGCATAGCCAGACGCACTGCCAGGATAGGACGGGCACGTCAGGAAGTTGAACGTAGGATTGCACCTCTTATAGAGGATCGGAATGACCGCATGCGGTCGCTCCGGACGGTAAGCCCGGATCATCTGATAGATGTGGTAACCGTAGTCGCCGTACGTGTTGCAGTCGTTGTCCCTGATGACGGTGAACTCCAATTCGCCCTGCGCAAATTGGGCTGGAAACTTCCAGTCGCCTACGCCCAGGTACTGTTCAGGAACGAGCCTCCGGAAAGAGTTCGCAAATAGCAAAAACCCCACCTCATACTGCGCGTACAACCACGCCGGGTTGGTCCTGGCGCCGAAGCCCGTGGTCACAGGAACCGCAATTTCGGGCTCAATAAACTGGGGAATCAATTGCCCGTTCAGGACCGTGAATGCATTGAAACGTAACGGCTGCTGGTCAATGCCAAAAGCGATCCCGCGATACGGTCCTTCCCAACTGTAACCGGTCAAAGTTTCGTTACCAATTTCGTATCGACCGGTCGTCAAGCTCTGCAAATCTTGATGGATGTTGAGCTCATCGCGGAACACGTTCAGCTGGTTCTGGCTGCCAATGAACTTGGCGATCGCGCCCTTCTCTGACTCGAAGGATTCGCAGAGCAGTGTCTCGTGTGCGAACACGAGCAGGTACTGTAGAAAACTAAACGTTAAGTTGGCGTCGGGAGGCGTGCTGTCGTTGACCGGGACGTCGATCATCTGGACGTCGCCGTTCGTCATTTGTTCAAAGGTACGTCCCTGATTGATTTTGACTTTAAACCCGGAATGCAAGAACAGCTGGCTGCGCACATCGCAGTTGGCTAGATATAAAAGTTGCTTCTGGAGCGAGTCCTGAATAGCTACGTAGCTGTTCTGAAAGGCACTGCGCATTTGTTTCACGCAAACTTTTGGGCCTCTTCCCCGAAGGGTCCCAAGCCGGGTAATGTATTCCGTCGTTCCACTTTTTCTTCGCGGCAAGATCGCTACTTCTTACCACCGCCCCTTCGGGCTGCTGCATATTCCTATGCAGATGAGACTATATCTTCACCGACATTTTTTGTCGGGCTGGGCGCTTCGGATCGCTTGATCCTACTCTCTTGCGAGATAGTCGTTAGCGTTTCCGCGCTTGCGCGCGGCTTACGTCGGTATTGGCCGTTCTGGCTGTTCACCGATTTCACCCAGTTAACAGGCCAGAACTAAATCAACCTGTGAGATCTGACCGAACGTTCCGCACGAATCGGTATCATTAATGTACTCAGGCAAGACGAGGCTTTGCCCGAGAATTGGCCGTTCAACAACCACATTGCGTTGTTGATCCGAAATAGCGTTTTCAAAGACGCCTCCATCGAGCGCGTCGTTAAAAGGTGCGCGCCGCATGATCGTGGTCGTTATTTGCCCCACGAGTCTGTTGTTATCTCGGTTGGCGAAGTCCACTGCCTGGACTGGGGTTACTATGCAGTCTCCCATATTGTTCTCTCCGTTGTACTTACGTATATGTTCTGGCGAATAATTAGTAGGTGTACGCCAGAATAAAATTTCGAGTGGTTTGAGGTTGATGGTCTTCCTGAGTGACCAGCTTCAAGGCACCCGAATTTGTAACGCGTCCGGCACCGACGCTTGGGACCAGAAGAGGGCGGCTGGATCCCGAACCGCGATGTAAAGTAAACAATCCAGATTAGTACAAATCAAGCGAAATCAACCGATAGCACTTGCTAAGTCATTCAATACATAACACTCTGTTAGTACTAATGGCTAGACCACGAGAAGACTTCGCAGAGCGATTCTGGAGCAAAGTAGATAAGAAAGGGCCAAGCGACTGCTGGCTGTGGAAAGGTGCAGTCTTTAACAGAGAGGGTTACGGACGCGTCTCCTTACCAGGAAGTCCAACGAGGTATACTGCCGCACACCGAGTAGCTTATGCGTTTGTAAAGGGACCTATTCCAGAAGGCTTAGAGATACATCACAGGTGCCATGTCCGGGATTGTGTCAACCCGGACCATCTTGAACCCTTGTCGCATGCGGAGAATATCAGAAGTCCTGGCGTTTATGTCGCTCCTCTAAGATCACCACGCCGAAAACCAAATAGTCTTAAGGACGTTTGTTCTCGCTGTGATAAGCCCTATGATTATTTCCACAACCGCAAACGCTATTGCCTGACCTGCATCAAGGAGCGCCAACGCAAAGATCCCAACGTGCGCCAACGTAAACGGGAGTGGAAACGCCGCGACGATGCAGTCAAAAAAGCCGAGGCCATTGCCAATGGGATCTACCGAGCGCCGGGAAGTGCTCCAGGAGAAAAGCGTGGCGGAGGACCGAAGAAGTGGCGTACACCTGAATATATTCGAGAGCAAAACAGGCTCAAGGCGGTACGCTGGAGAGCGAAGCACCGAGCAACACGGTGCGCGCCGACTTCCTAGCTTCGCCGGTCTTTTCCCCATGGAAAAACACGGGCCGTTCACCGTTCTTGCGCAGTTCGAGCAGTTCTTCTGGAGTGAGTCCGTACCGCTGCCAATGCTGATAGATGAGGTTAGAATCAACTGAGAGCGCGACTAGGTGTTCCTTATAGAACCAGTCCCAGCCCATGGTGCTTGGGCCAATAATCCACTGGGGATGCTTGTCGAACCAGTCAGAGCGGAACACGGCGTTACCGTTCAGATGATGATATGCCGGACCATGCTCCTGGCCTTGCCAATGGCCAAAAGCTTCCTTGCCCAGCTCCCTTACTCGTTCCCATTCCTGGCTTAACCGGTCAATCCAATCCAGCGACAGGGGAATACAATCGGGCTCGAACAAAAGGAACGCGTCGTTTTCGCAGAGCTTTTCCCGTGCGAGGATCGACATCTCGATAAACGCTGACCCCGCCAGCATATTTGAGCCGCCTGGATAACCGACATCGTGGTTACGGGCGACTCGAGCGGCGGATCGCATAAACTTCCTGCGCGCCATCGATTCGAAACGTTTCCCAACTTCCGCAAGGCAATCCTTGCGAAAAATAAGAAAGAACTCTGTGCGTGGCCGGCGGTCCTTTTCTATATCGCAAATCAGTTCAGTAAGCTCTAAGGCGGCTTCCTGATCGTACGGGCAACATTGTAAACAAAGCGAAATCACATGCCTAATAGCTGATCCAAGCTTGGCCGCACGAGCTCAAATGGGGTATGCGACCAATAGTCCTTAATCGGGTTGGACCGAGGAATTCTGCCGATATAAGTGATTTTTTCGGTATCCCACAGAAAATATTTCTCTCCCTCAAGACTTGCGCCATACAATGCCAGGTTCTCTAAATCACAGAAGGTAAACGGGTGATCTTCATAGTGGGTCCAGTCATAGGGAGCCTCCGAATAGACTGCTTCATCGAATGGCTTGCCGCGATGATTCTCCACGAGGCTGCGCGCACCGGCAAAGGTAGAACGCCAAAACGCCCAGTCCGGCTTGATCATGTAATCGACTGGCAACTTCAGGCCGGTTGATTCTTTGACTATCCGCGGCCAGATCCGGCGAGCTACATCCCGGCTCTCGTGCCCCCAGCGGAGGTATTCAATCACTGGCTTGCCTTCATGCATGAGGTCCGAAAACCCGCATGGATTCACCATCAAATGGTCGCTATCCATAAGCAGGATTAGTTCAGCGTCCGTGTAACGGTCGGCAGTCGCCTTGCACCAGAGCGCGTGCATATAGCGGTCAGGCCAGGGATCCACAAAGATATACTGAACCTTGACACCCCACTGGGCGACGATCTCCTCACAGTTGCGGTCCAGTACAACAACAATTCGACTGTCTTTGTGTTGCCAGTTTTTCTCGATAAACTGGAGGCAGTAGCAAAGCCAGTTCAGCTGTTCCAGGCACCCCTTAATGAAGAGGTCGCAGCGCATTAGAACGCCAAAGCGCTAGCGGTATGTTCAGGAAGGAAAGCCATTTGGCCTACATGGCCGCATACGAGCTGGCTGTCCAACCATATCGGGATCGAGCACGCCTTGGCCCGCTGACAGAACGCCTCGTCCTCGCCGGTCATGCCAGTATGATCGAAAAAGCGCCATGGCGACTGTTCATTTTCTGGTGCTAGGTCTGGGAACCGGCGCTGAATCTCTATGAAGACCTCGCGATGGACAAGGGCGCAGCCAAAGCCGATCCAGTCGACATCGACTAAGCCCCTTGCCACACCTTTCCGGATATCGTTACAGAGCGTCTTGTCCTCGTGGCTGCGCGGACGAATCTCCGGCTGAATACAGAGCGCTCCATGGTAACGCCGGGTTGCATAGACTCCGCCCACCATCGCTTTACCGTGACCCAATAGCCGCGCTAGGACGTCGTACCGAGTGGCGTCATCGTTGATCGCCAGCGCTCCGGTAAGCCAGCGAAACCAGTCGCCATTTGCGATCGGGGCGGCAATATCGGAGTCCAGCCACAAGCTCCAAGTGACGCCCGAAGCCAGGAACCTGTGTGCTAGCATGTTGCGTGAGCGGTCGATCATGGTGTCAGCTTGGACCTCGAATCCTAACTCGTACTTCTTCGCGAGATAGAGACACGTCCACATGTACGGCAGGGTAGGCCGCTCGAGAATCGCTGAGCAAACGCTGACATTCATCTTCCCGCGGTTAGGCAGGCTGGTAAAGCTGCCCTCACGCCCATTGCAGGCGAAATGCGGCTCGAGTTCATCTAAGATCATCTCCATGACACCTGGACGTTTGCCTAGGCACGCAATTACCGCTCCGAGAGGGATCGCAGCTGGATTCTTTTGCCACTGTCTCAGTGTCTGCTCGCTGCGGTCATAGAACTTTTGGCATTCTTCGCTCTTCTCGCCGCCCAGTTCCCAGATGTGATCGAGAAGTACCTGGGTAAGATCTACTTTCTTGCGCTTAGGCGGCTTTGTCACTTGGACTTCGACGGGCGGTTCGGCTACGCCCGAGTTGACCGGAAGAGGCACGTCGATCATTGGGTTGCTGTTAGTTGAGGAAATCTGCGCTTGCTGGCTCTGTTCGACAAACGTACCGATCGTTGTCCGCCCGGTGCCATGCGGAGGCACGATTTGGATCCCTGGCTGATTCGCCTGGTGCACCTGGGGCGGCACAACGGCTATCGCGGGCTGGCCGCGACCGACCACCTGCTGAATAATGGTTCCTTCTGGAATGGGGACGCCCTGAGGAATCTGCCCCTGACCAGTTTTAGGAGGCGCGATATTCATTCCCGGACTATACAGCGGAGGCGGTTCGCCCTGTGGAGCAGCAACAGCCTTTTTACCATACCGGGCCTCAATAGCGCTAGCGTCGGCGGTGATCATTGAACTTGTCCTTTTTGTCTTCGATATCGCTGGCGATCTGCTTCCTTCCAGCAGATTCTGCAGTGCCGTCTACCCCTCTTGATCAAGGTATTGGCTTCGTCGTAAGGGTGACCTTGCGGACAATGGGTCTTGTTTCCATTGCCGTTCCTACCGCCTGGAGTTAGCAAGCAATGCTCGGAACGTGTCAAAACTTCTAAGTGATTCGGGTTACAGCAGTGCTTATTGAGACATTTGTGATGAAGCTCCTTTCCTTTCGGAACAGGGCCAATGAGCAGTTCATAAACAATACGATGAACATACTTCATGGTATTCGGCGGCTCAGTATAGATGCGACCGTATCCCTTTTCAGTCACGTAGCCATTCCAGATCCAGCAATCATCAACAAGAATCTTGGAACGAATTTGTGGAGATAGATCTGCGACGCTATGTATTTCCATCATTCTCGGCCCAGTATTTATCAAAAGACTGCCGTACATCCAAATTGCGTATGCTTAGTCCGTCATTTTTCTTAGAGTTGCTCGCAGGCGGGGTCCCGGTGGTCTGGGAAAGTCTCCGCCGCGCACCTGCTATTTTATCCAGTTCACTCTTATATTTATCTCTCTCAAGCTTCGCATTTTTGAGTTCCGACTTTAATTCCTTCAACCCTTCGTCCAGGATTTGAGCACGCGTAGCCTCGATACTGGCTCGCACCCAGCCGCGCGGCCCGTTCGCGCTGATGTCCTTGATGAACCCTTGAAACTGGTTATTAAGGCGCGCAAAGCGTTCGTTATGCGCTTCGATCGCTTTGCGTTCCTCAGAAGTCTTTGCCTCATCAATGTTACGGGGCAGAATCTCCGCGATCCGTTGTTCCTGCACGCCAATTTCGGTCATGATTTCCTCTTGCACCCTTTTAGAGGTGTTCGTCGCTCTCTCAGCGACAAAATTATTGAACGCGCTTTGGTTGTTTGTGCGGCGCATTAACTCGCTATCGCGCGCCTTCTGTGTCTGGCGCAGTTGACTCACTGAATTAAGGAGCTGGGCCCGGTCCAGTTCGTTAGGCACTTTGGCTACGACGTCATTCACCCACCAGTCGCGCCCGAGCTGATCTGGCCGGTAATTGGATTTGATGTGGTCGGCCCATTGCCGGGCCGCCTCTCTATCTGGAAGGACTTCCACCGCTTCTTCCAATAAGCTCTCGAAACGTTGTTGCACAGGAAGGTGGAAGTGTTCGACGAATTACGGATCGCTCGCGCAGTCGAACCGCCGGCGGATCTCGGACGCATGCTCGTAATCGGCCTTTTGTTCCGGCGTCCACGCGTTCTGCCGTGCCTGGCTGAGTTGCTCCTCGATCTTGGCTTTCTCAGCCGCCTCGGCCCGCAATTGCTTCCGAGCCATTATCACCTGTTCCCGCATCTTTCTGAAGTCGGCGACATGCTCGGGTCTCGCAGTCGGCGGCAACTGCATATGCTCGATCTCTTCGTCGCTAAGTTCAGCAGCCGCAGGCGCGCTGCTAGGAGGCTCAGGCTTGCCGACCGGCGTTTCAACCTTGGTTTCCTGGGCGGCACCTTCTCCAGGCGCGGACGGAGCGTCAGTCGATTTTTCTTCGGGCGCCTCGGTTTTATTGTCTTCTTCTTTCCAGAAGTCCGCGAAGGAATCCGTGATCGAGGCAATCGATTCTTTGTCCGCTCCGGTATCTACGGTTACGACTTCGGGACTACTCGTGCTGAGAGGTTCAGTTGATTCGGACATTTAGTCAGCCTCGGGATTAATGCCGGGTGCACTGGCGTCTTCGGGTTGGCTGCGAGCTTTGCGCATGTCCTCGATGACAGCCAGGACGCTTTCGTAGCCGGCGCCCTGTGCACCGGTCAGCGCCGCCCGTTCGGTGCTGGACAAGTCCAGTTTCGGTTTGCGAGACGCTAATACGTTAAGCCATTTTCGGCCCACAGCTGTATTTAAGAATTCATTAACACTAGCTGCTTCCGATGCGGTCCAGGCAATACCCGTACTGGGCACCGGGACAGGATTGGTTTTCATTGACCCATACCTCCATTTCCACCATTAGATCCAGGAGGTGGAAGACCTCCGCCATTGCCTCCCGGAGCCCCTAAACCCATGCCGGCCGCATTATTGCCGTGCGGGATCCCCATGGGACCCATCCGGCCGGGAGGGGGAGCTCCCCCCATGGGCATGCCGCCAGTCTGCTGGGCGATCATTGCCATCATCGCCTGCTGCTGTTCAGCCTGAGTGACTTTCTGGACCAGTTCCCCGTACATTTTCTCCAGGTCTTTGAGTTGCAAAATCTGGGGTTTAAGCTGCCTTTGGTTAGCTCCGCCTTGCATCATTGCCTGTATATGCGCCTCGGCGTGCGTGGCACCGAGCTTACAGGCGTTCAGGAGGTCTTTAGGCACCTGGACGGGCGGCATCTGTGACGCGATTTTTAAGTGATCGGCTACCGCCGGAATGATCGTCTGAAAATGTTGCATATGCGGGTCGCGTTGACTGACCTGCACTCCAATTCCACCTAACATCGTCGTCCATTCCAGTTGCTGAGCGCGTTGCGCCTCGATGTCACTGGTCTGCGACGGCATCGGTACAAAGAGCTCTTTGCAATTCTTAAACCCGATCATCCTATTAGCCGCCTGCTCGTCCAGCTTGGAGGCATCAAAGTTGGGATTACCCTTCGCCAACTGGTAGAATTGCAGGAACATCATATCGTCCTGGGCGCCGGCCGTATCGGTGAATTCGGTGGCGGGCTTGTGCGCCAGAATGATGATCTCCTGGATTGAAAGGCCGTCGTCCAAGAGGCTCACGATGGTTTCCACCGCTGCAGCATCTGCCTGATCCAGATCGGGGGCGGCGCTAAAGAGCTCTTTAGTCGTATCGTCGACCTCCATCATGGCCCGGTAAAGATCCTTATCGATCAGGGATTTGCCGGTATCGGCGGCTTTTAGCCGGGCTTTGCGCTGGCGCAATGCTGCCCGTAAATTAGTCTTGGAATAGAGGCGGCGCTGCATGGAACTGATACCCTTGGTGAACTGGACCCACCAGCGGTTCATCATCCCGGCTTTGACTTCCTCTTCCTTGACCGCATCGATACTTTCCTTGGTCGCGGTCTGAATCATCTGGCCGTTATTCTGGATCTGCTGCTGGTCAGGCAAGAACGCTCCCGCGATGATCTCTGCGGTGTTCGTCAATTTTTGATCGAGACCTAACCAGTTATTCAGGTCGACCCGGAACTGCTGCATAAGCAGTGCGAACCCTTCCGGAACGATCATGAACGGCGAACGCACATGCGGCTGGAGCCTAGCGATGACGGATTCTTCGGCCTGTCCAATGAGCAGACCGGAGATATACATCGCATCGATAAAGGACATGCGGGCTTTCTCGGTAGCTAAGCTAATGTTATAGAGCAGCCGACCGATGCCCTTGCTTCCAAAAAGCCTGTTATTGCCGGCCTGGAACGAAAACAGGGTCAGCACATCGTCCATGGCAACCGCAACCGCTTCGCCGTAGAATAATTCGTACGGATCATCGTCCATCGCCTTGGGACCATCCGGCGTGCTGCCATCCAGGTTTTGGCGCGGCACTTGTGATTTGGCCCGATACTTGTTATTTGAACGTTTGGCTGCGTTCCGGTTTATCCAAAAGTGATCGACCGTATTGTCGTAACATTTTACGAAAACATGTGCCGTCTCGATCATCTTTGAACTGCGATGAAAGCTGTAGTAAAGGTTGCCTTCCCTGACCATGTCCGAGAGTTGCCTAGGATTATAAACAAAGCTATCGTATGGTGGCGCAGCTTTTTCGATTGCCGACTTGATATTGCCTACGTTATAGCCGGCCTCCTCGGCAGTGTCCGCGTCCTCGATGATTTCGCAACACTCGTGGATATAGTAATTACTTTTCACGCAGAAAAGTGGAACCTTCTCGGCGAGTTGTGGCGATTGCTCATCGAAAAGCAAGTCTTCCTGGCGAAACGTCTTCGGGCGCCATTCGTATTCGTCCATCTGGACCGAACCCGTGTAGCCGTATAACACGTTTTCTGTGGCGACTTGTTCCACGTAATCGATCCAGCCGTTCCATTGGCGGATCACTTCGGAGGTGCGTTCCCTGAACTTCTGCGTTTTGTTTTCCGCGTCGATAAAGGAGTCCGGGAGTTCTGACGCAGTTAAATACTTCATGGCGTGCACGGAGTCCGTCAGGCGCGGAGTCACCCGATCAACGAAGGTCGCAAGCACCAGCGTCGAGAAGTTCGCCCTCCAGCCTTGCTCATTGCTATCGAGTTTTTTCTGATCGAATGGGTTCGCTCCGTTATATTGGTCTGCGATCAGCTTGTTGCGATTTGCTCTAGCCTGATTATCGCGCTGCAAGCGCTGATACACTTCGTAGGCCTGTTGTCCACTGGTTATGGGCTTGTTGACGATACGAGTCGATTTTCCGTCCTCGCCCAATTGCGGCTGGTTCAACCGGCCCATCTCCGAGCCGCCAAATGCATCTGTAAGAGAATCTGATGCCATATTAAGCTTTCTTCCAGCATGCTGGAGGCGGTTGCTGGCTGGATTCGGAGTGGCTATTTTTAAGCCATACCGCAACCTGGTTATGGTGCCCGAAGATCCTGCATACCATCAGGTTCCTGTCGTAAGGCGTTGCCAGACTGCCTTTCGCTAATTGTGTCCGGACCTGCACGTTATCATTGCAACTTGTGCAGCCGGTTTGCCATGGAACGTTTTGGAGACAACTCGCGCAGATCTGGGCGCGTTGTGCGGCGAGCGCTGCGTCAACATGTTCCAAAGGCTGCTGGGCAATCCGGGCCAGCCAATCGGATGCCTTGTTAATCGGGGAGACATAATTGGTCACAGGGATTCCTATGCGCGCTACCGGGGCTGATCGGCTATCGCTGCAATTTTGAGGGAAATGGCTGCATAGATAGTTTTTGAGATCGATCCGCACGGCTTCGATCCGCGCTTTGGCTGCGCCTCCGCACAGGTCCAAATGACGTGTGCGAAACTCGAGCATGTTCGAGAGTAACTGCTCGAAACTGAACCCGGTAACCTTAACGGTTTGCCCGCTGGAGAGAAGCTGCGGGTAGTGAAAACCGCCGGGAGGGACCACCGAAGTGATTATCCCAAACTCGACTGACACATCAGATCTTCTTTTTACTAAAGGCTGGAAAGCTCTTGGCTGCTTTTCCCGAATGACCACCCTTAGCGGCCCGGACCCCGCCCAGGGTGCCGGTTGTCTTCACGTCGCTCTTTATCTTCGCGCCCCCGACTAAGCCGGGAGCACTATGCGCGCGACCGGCATTGGTCATCTTATCCTTTGTCGTAAACCCGCTGCGCTGACCTCCGCCGCCCACAGTGGACACGCCACCAGATTTTTTGGAAAATGCCGGGACCGCCGATCCCCCAATACCGGGATCGGATCTCTTTTTAAAACTTGGAACACTCATTGATCCTACTCTTAGAGCATGCAGAAGAAAGGACGCTTCAAACCTGTGAGTTTATCAGAACTCTGAGTCCCAGTCGATATAAAGTCTATGCAGGCGTTCTTGAAGACTGTTCGACTTGCGCGATCGCTTCGAAGAACGGGTAGGCTTGCTGGGGGACAACAGCGTTTCCCAATGCTTTAAGTTGGTGTGATCGACCTCGTATCCCATCAGTTCGCAGACAAATCGGGGGTTCAGTGAGCCGGAAAATGTGTCTTTGAGATTCGAGCAACCCCCGATCTTCCGTGCTCTCTCTAGCGCCTCCTGGCTGCGAGGCTGCATGTGATCCATGCAATTCGGCGGCGGCAACAGACTCGCCTTCACTTCGTATTGAAGGTCGCCGTGTCCCTTCCCCTGGCTGTCGTAACCCTCCTTGCGCGGCGTCGGCCAGAGTTTCGCCATTGTCGTCAGAGTTGCTCCCCGTCCCTGCCCGGTCCACGATCCCATTCCCCGCTCGGCTGCTTTCTTCACCTTCTCTCTGTTCTCCGGTCCCTGATCGTTTTCGTTCGCTCTCGCCGTCGGCCAGAGCTTCGCCGCCGTTTGCAGGTTGATCCCTCCTTCCCTGCCCTGCGTGCCCGCTCCCGTTGAGCAGTTCGCATGCGCGGTCGGCCAGAGCTTCGGATTCATCACCTGATCGGCCAAACGCACTTGCTGGTCCGGTCTCGCCGTTCCATTCAAGAGGCATTTGCTGGGCGTCGCTACGTTCCCCTTCGATCCTGCATCCGGCGTGCGCCACAATGAAGACTCGCTGCCTCCTGTGCTTTGCCCCAACGGCGTTAGCTGGAACCTCAAAGACTGCGAATTGATAGCCGAGAGCTTCCAGATCCACACAAATTCCTCCGAATTCGTCCATAGAGGTGAGTCCAGGCACGTTTTCACCAATAACCCAAGCGGGCCTGACAAGTTCGATAACATTGCGCATTGCCGGCCAGAGGTTTCGGTCATCTTTCTGGCCTCGCCGCTTCCCGGCTGTGCTGAAGGGTTGACAGGGGAATCCTCCACTGAGAACGGTAATCCCTCCTGCAAGAGGTCTGAAAGATTCTGTGTTTCTGACATCTCCATAGTTTTGTATTTCAGGCCATTTTTCGGCTAACAATTGGCAGCAGTAAGGATCGACTTCGCTGAATCCTATCGTCTGGAATCCGGCCCATTCGGCTGCCAGATGAAAACCTCCGATGCCCGTGCATAGGTCGAGGTGTGTCATTCGAGTGTGGCGAATTGAAGAGCTTCTTCCTGGGTTCGAAAGTTCTTCCTGACAAGATGGCCGTTGATAACGCGTTTCATATGTCTTCTGACCAATCGATATAGGCGGTCTTTTCCCGGTGACCGATGTACTCACCGGGCCTAAAGCGTTGCCGGTTCGAGCCGAGCATACTCGCCTTCTCAGGCCCGTTTATGGCGCAACCATGGATCATCATAACAAAGGCGTCAGCTATATCGGGGCTCCATCCCAACCTCTTCTTAAACTCTTTTTTAGGCTCCAGGCGTATTCGCGGCTTTGCACTCGGGCCTTTGGTGGACGGCTGATACCTGCGGCCACTCAACTCCTTGAACAGTTGTGAGCTTAACATGTTAGGATGAAACGCCACATGACCGAACTCGAGGAATTTGCGGGCCCGGGCGTACATCTCCGTACTGATCCCGTCGTAGATTTCGTTCGCGTAATCGTGATCGTCAGCCAACAGTTTGCGGAACCCCGCATCAGAGCCCCACATCACCCCGCGCACCGATCCTGACCATTGCTCACACAGAGCATCGTGCGTCCCAGTACCGACACCCGTACGATCACAGGTTACCCAATCAGCATGAACCTTTAGTCCGATCATGCGCTCTTGCAGGCTGGTAGCTAATGCGATGGTTTTCTCCTTGGGCACCTCATAGTACTGATCAGCCTGGACACAGTAGCGCGGCTTTTGCCATAATAGCGGCTTGCCGTTCGAGGGTTGGAACCCGATAGCCTTACCATACCTGCCGCAGAACAATATGATCCGGTCACCGCCCTCGAACGCCAGATCTATCCCGGCGCAACCTACCGTTCTGCCGTCAAAGATGAAGAGACCGATCACGGTCTCCAATAACGAGTAAGGAATCAGCGTGTTCGCTAAAGCGTCCAGAGGATACATACCCCTGCCAAAAGTGAGGTATTTTGGAGACTGACCCCCCAATTCCAACGCGAACTTTTGATAACCTTCCCACGTGAGGAAACCGGGGAAGATCAACTCACGTTTCTGGACATTCTCGCAATCGAACCCGTCCAGGCGCAGAACCTGCCAGCGTTCCGAGCTGACCCATTCCTTGTCGGTATCCATATTCAGTGTCGTCCAGCCGTTAGCGGGCTCGGCCAACTGCGCTAACTTCGAGCTTACGTCGCGCGGGTTGGTGCAACACGCCACTTTAACGGCTTCCGGGCCCCAAGCGCTGGCTAGTAGGTTTGCAACACCTTCCCAGACGCCCGAAGGGATCTCCTCGGCTTCATCGAGCAGCGCGCGGACGCGCGACATTGCACCAAAGACCGGATGCGGATGATGGCGAGGAACCGGGTGGAACCCTTGTAAAACCCCGCGGCCATCTTCGCCTTGCGGAATCGCCACCAATGTAATCGCCGAGTGCCGGTCTTTCGGGTTGAGGCCAACAAACCCGTCCATCGATAGCCCGGGTAACGGTACAATCGAGGCTTTGTAGAGTCGCTGCAGAGTGGAAAACGATTGGCTCTTCGCATGGCCGCCCGTCGTCGAGATGACCTTGATTTCCGTATATTCACAATCGCGGATCCAATCAAGCAAGCAATAACAGATCAAGGTGTATGTCTTGCCCAGGGCAGCCCCACCAAGGACAATCAGGTTCTGACTTGCTCGCACCGTCTTTAAGAGTTGCGTGACTGCTGACGGACCAGAATTGAATAAGGCCGGTCCCCATAACAGCGTGCCAGCAAGGGCGTATCTCTCAGTTTCCAGCAGGCGTTTTACCAGCGCCCAGATCCAACTGCGCGCCTGATCCGGCTCCTGGACACTGTTGTCGATCTTCCAGACTGCCGGGACGATCTCCTCATCGGTCCCAGCTCCGCACTCACGCCTGAATTGCAGCAGGTCCATCTGAGTCCGGCAACGGCTGGTTGCCGATAAGATCGATAAGTTTATCGAAGGCAGCGATCGTTTCAATGACCTCAAGGGAGATACCGTATCCCCTCAGTTGCTCGTATTGTTCCTGAGTGATGTAATAGACCTTCATGCAATCATACACGCGCCCCACTATTCCAACCCGCTGCAATCGCTCAATCGTACCACTGGCTGCTCCATTCATCTCGGATAGCACGTGTGTTTTCTTCTTTCTCTAATGCGTTCTGCGTGCACTCGTACCGTACGGTACAATCGCCGCCTTGTTCCAACTGTGTCTGCCCCTTCAAATAGGCTAGCAGTTGTTCCCGATCTTCGAACCATATAGGGCCATTAGGCCCGAGCATTCCAATCATATTCTATTTCCATCTATTTCCACTTTTTACTTATTCTTCCCACTCATCGTACGCCATTTCGCGGCTGCGCTGCCGTATCTGTACAGCTTGCACCGCCTCACGTTGTTCTTCTTTGGCTAATCGCGTAGCAAGTTCCTGCACGCGCACCGAAACCCGATATCCCTGCGCCAGCATGTGATCCACGGCCTGACGCACCGGGTGCAGAGTTTTAGCCCGCTGCCAGGTCTTGAAGTACTCGAGATTCGCGACTTTTACCTTTTGACTAAGAGTGTTCCAGCGTTCTTCTCCGAATCTGACGCGCCATTCCCGCAGTTGTTCCGCGTGAGTCATTTGGATGCTCTCCTTACGTTGCCGCGTTTGCGTCCCTAAGGCTGCTTTGGCGTGACCGGTCAGCCCCTTGGATCTGGCAGCCAGTTCCACTTCTTCAGTACGGCGGCTGAACCTCTCAATGTCATAGTCAGTGATTGCCTTTATTTCCCATTGGCGCCAGCCTCGGTCGGTCGGACGCAACTCGTAGCCCTGTTCCAGGAGTTTATCCTTTAGTCTCTGGTGAAACCGCTGCTCATGATAGGCACCGTCGCGTTTAATCTGTCCGAACTCGACAGCTTTCCATTGACCCTCCACCCGATCAAAAGTTGCGTTAATACCGATCACATGCGTGTGCAGGTGAGGGTCGGCAACCCCGTCTATCGGCCGGCTTGTCTTGTGCATAAACGAAGCATAAACTAGCTCGCCTGTTACCCGGTTCTGACGCTGTTCTCCCCCCTTTCGCATCCGGACCTGCACATCCGATTCAATCTCCGCTAAGGTTTCCCTGACCGCCTCGCGATAGAACCGGCCCACGCCGGGATCACCGGCAGCATGCAGGATACTGACTGACTTCGGTGCGCTAAAGACAAGTTCGTACCCGCTCCGCCGGTTAGCTCGAGTCCTGGCCGTCAATTTCTCGCCGTCCGGACGATGGTTCCGGATAAGCGCAATGAAATCCTTACGCTCAACTGTACTGGATAACTCTAAACGTTCAGCACCTTTCCCGCCCCACTTCCCGATTTCGGCAGTGTAATAATCGCTCTGAGCCAAAGCAGAATCGAAATACTTTACAGCACCGCAGGAGGATCGGATTGGACGGATTTCAAGCAT